CGAAACGCGGCCCGGAATGGGGCCGAGATGATGTTGGCGACACCGCGAAAGAATCCGGCGATCGCGCCGGGGATCGCCCTAAAAAAGCCAAGGATCTCGTCCTTCTTTTTGGAGATCGCAAGGACGGCAAGCCCGATCGGGCCGGTGAGGATCGCGAGCAGCAGCGGCCAGTTGGACTTCACCCAGTTGAACGCGCCGGCGACCGCGTTCCGCACGGCAGTGAAAGCGCCGGTGACGATCGTGCGGAACGTTTCCGACTTCTTCCAGGCGACGATGACGGCGGCCGCCAGCCCGACCAGGGCGAGCACGATTAGCCCGATCGGGTTGGCGGACATAGCCAGGTTGAGCGCCCACTGCGCGGCCGTCATCACGCCGGTGACAGCCGCGCCAGCGACCATCGCCGCTTTGCTCAGGACGAACGCCCCGGCCGCTTTGATGTTGGCCAGCGACACGATTCCCAGCACGGTCGACAGGGTGTCCGACGCGAGGACACCCACCTCGAGGGCGGCGCCGAACGGGCCACCCACGAAACCGGCCAGCAGACTCAGCCCGGCGTGCGCCTTGTCGACGCGGAACCCGAGATCCTTTTCCAGGTTGCGGCCGAGCCGGGCGAACCCAGCACCCATCACTCTCGACGACGTGTCGGTGCTCTGGCCCATGCGTTTCGACGACGCGCCCACCTTGTCGAACGTGCGCTCGAGCTGGTCACTGTCGCCGGCGAACGTGAGAGTTACCTGGTTCTTGCCGGCCATCTCAGTCGACCTCGAACCCGGCGGCGCGGGCGACCTGTAGCAGTGATTTCCGCAGGATCGTGGGGAACTCGCCCGAGCGTTTCTTGGCGAAGTAGGCCCCGTACAGGTAGCGGCCCTCTTTGAAGAATGGGCGCTCGATCGACCGGTCCGGGCCGACCCTCCCACCGAAGTCGAGCCAGGCGTAGTAGGGCGCCTGGTCGCCGCCGGCGGTGACCCGCGCCAGGGTGCGGGTCGACCGGGACCTGATCGACGCTCGGGCCCGCCCGGATCGGGTCGGAACCTGCGGCTGCGCCGTCTCCACGATGACGTCGGTGGCCGCGTTCAGCGCCAGCCGTAGCGCCTTCGGCAGCTGCGCGTCGAGGCGCTTGAGGTTGCGGGCGAACTCGGCGAGCCCCTCCACCCGGATCGGCTCAGCGGCCATCGCGCGCCGGCCCGTGGCCGTAGGTCAGGTGATCCTGGAAGCGGGTGCCCAGCGTGTCGACCTTCGTCTCGATGCGGTTCACCGCGTCGTGCATCGAGTCGCCCTTGTTGACCTCCACCTCGGTGCGGACCGTTGCCAGCGGCTCGGCCACCTGATGGCGCAACCATCGGCGCAGCCACACAACCCCGGCGGTGATACCGGCCACCACGACGACCAGCGTCGCCAGGAGGGTAAGGACGGCCTGCACGTCGATGGTCACTTCCTGCCTCCCGCCCTCAGCCGGTCCATCTCGTCGCGTTGCGCCTGGCGGGCGTAATAGATCCGCCAGCGCACAAACTCAGCCTGGCCCATCCTCGCCCGCAGCTCGCCCACTGTCATCGCCAGCTGCGTCGCCAGATAGTGCTCGAACTCCAGATCCGGCGTCGTCTCGAAAGCCAAGCATCGCCTGCTTGTCGGCGTCGTCGGCCATGCCGGACAGCTGGCGGATGCGGTCGACGACGGGCTCGATCTCGCCGGCGGGTGACACCTGCTGCCACTTGCCGGCCTGGGCCACGCTCAGCTCGGGGTCGAGCACGCCCAGGTGCAGGATCTGCCGCTCCTGGGCGCCGACGCCGCCCTTGGTTTGCTGCGTGCCGAACACCTCATCGCGGGACAGGCCGCGGACCCGCAGGGTGCCCACACCGGGCACCTCGACGTCGTCCTCGGGTAGCCCGGTGGCGGTGTCGGCGCGCGGCGCCAGCAGCTTCTCGAGGTCCATCACTGCACCGTTGAGGCGACGTCGTCCGAGAGCTGCATCTCGCACTCCCACTTGACCATGTCGGCCACCGGGTTGGTTTCCTTGTAGTCGGTGACCAGCACATTGACCGTGTCCTGCGGTTTGCCGGCGCCGGTGCCCTCCGGGCGGCGGATCAGCTGCACCACGGCGCCGATGATCGGCTCGATGACGCCCCGCGGCCCGGTCCCGGCGGTGTTGTCGTAGGTGCCGGCCATCGTCGCCTTGCCGTCGAGCAGGCCGCCGGCGTAGACGTGCGAGTTTTTCCCGTAGGTGGTGACGTCGTGCGAGTCGGAGGTGCGGCCCAGCTCCGACGTGTCGACGAACGTCGACAGGTTGTCACCGTCGAGACTGATAAACGTGGTCTTTCCGTGGACGAACACCGCGGGCCTCCCTAGGCGCTAGCGCCGATGATGATGACGTCGTACGTGACGGAGCTGCCGCCGCCCGAGTTGACCATGTTCAGCAGGTCGCCGGTGCCGGCGGTCACGACGACGCCGGCCGCGGTGGGCGCCACCCAGGCGAACATGCCGCCAGGCTGCACGCCGATGCCGTCGCCGAGGGCCAGGAACAGCGGCACCCCGTTGGTCCCGTCGCGGACCACGTTCACGTTGTTGACGTTGGCCGGCGCGGCGGTCACGATGACGGCCTTGATCCGGGCGAACACCACGACGTCGCCGAGGGCGTCGACCAGGGCGCCGGCCAGGTCGATGGTGTCGGTGGCGCTGGCCACGACGGTGCGCTGGTCGTGCCACAGCTTGTCCGCCTGGTTGAACCCGACGCCGCTGGCCAGCTTGTACTGCTGGCGGTAGGCGATCGGCGCGGCCGCGGTGGCCAGGTCGAGCACGTCGGTGAGCGTGGCGTCCAGCTCGGTGGTCAGCTTCGTGGTCAGCATTTCAGGTCCCCTCACCGACGATGTCGAGGTCGAACACGGCAGCGATGTAATCGGTGCCGGCGATACGCAGCACGTCGAAGTCGGCGCTCGCCACCCGCACGGTGTGAAACGCCGTGAACTCGCCCTCGCCGCCCTCGACGACAGCCTTAATCGACCGCGGTCCGGTGCCGTCGCAGTAGGCGCTGAGCTGGTCCCGCGACGCCCGGTCCGACGCTTTGCCGACCACCACCACCACCGGGAGGGTGAGGCGGTCCATGCCGCGGCCGTACGTGGCGTCGAACGTCAGCTCGTCGGGGTAGGACACGACGGCCGCCGGCGGCGTCACCCGGTCGGGCGGGTAGTCGAACACCCGCAGCCCGCCAATCGTGTCGAGGCGCTGCGCCACCTGTTTCATCACGTCTCGCAAGATCATGCCGCGGCCCACCAGCGGATCACGCCGGTCAGCGAGACGGCCACGTCGGGGTCAACCCGCCGCGCCAGGCGCACCTCGGAGCCCAGCTCAGGTGAGCCGGCGACCCCGTACGGGGAGTCTCGGCGGGCGCCGAACCGTGATGCTTGCAGCAGGGTGGCCTCTTTCACCTCGACCGGGACCGTGGTCCACCCGAACCGGGCGACGACCTCGACGCCGGCGTCCCGCCCGTTGGGGTGGTGTGCCGAGGTCGGGTGCACCACAATGCGGGTCCACGGGCGGGCCTTGGCGGCCGCGTTGACCGGGCGCAGCGCCAGCTCGTCGATGACGTCGGTGTACGTGCCGTCGTCGGCCAGGTCGGCGTTCACGACGAGCCCCGCTGCGGTCATCAGGTCGTCAATGTCGACATACCAGCGGCCCAGCTCGCGCGACCAGCGGGCGGTGTAGTAGCGGGCCTCCGGGGCGGTGAGCAGCCCGAACTGGCGGTGGGTGTGGGTGTCGACCGCGCGTGAGGCGGCCGCGATGGCGGTGGTCAGCTCGGCGTCGTCCTCGGTGTCCGTGATGCGCAAGAAGTTGCGCAGCTCTTCCACCGTGACGTAATCCGGCTGCCACACCACCGCGGCCGCACCTCCCTGCGCTCAGGCGGCGTTGGCCTGGGCCAGCGCGTAGGCCTTCCGGTTCTGGACATTGCCGTCTGCGCGCTCCCACGCGACGTACTCCACCTGGCCGAAGTTGGCCCGCGTGAACGGGTTTACGATCATGGTGAAGTCGGCGACGCGGCGGATGGCGTAGGCCTCGACCAGGTCCCCGAGCACCGCGAAACGGGCGTTGAGCGTCGTGGAGTTGGGGAATCCCTGGTCGATGGTCACCGGGTATCCGAGCAGCTCACGCTGCGGCCGCTGCCCGATGCCGGCGTCGGCCTGCTTGTCGACGAGTGGCCGGCCGGCGGTGTCGACCAGCGCCCGCACCCGCTGCCAGGTGTTCTTATTCATAGCCCACCTGGCGTTCTGCTCGTACTCCGGGTCCAGCGCCGTCTCGACGTCGAGCAGCTTCTGATACGTGATCGGGTTGCCGGCCGCGAGCACCACGTCAGCGGTGAGCCCGGCGTGAGCGATCCCGAACGGCAGCGTGGAGCCGGCGCCGGACACCCAGTCGACGGCCTGCTTACGGGCGATGCGGGTCCCGAGCACCCGCGCCAGCAGCGCCTCGATGTCGAACTCGGAGTCTTGCAGCAGCTCGACGCTCACGCGGAGCCCGGCGTTGGCGTCGGCGCCCGTGGAGGTGTACTTCCACGCCTTCATGGTGATCGTGCCGAACACCAGGTCGGTGCCGGTGGCGAACGCCACGCCCTCGGCGGTGATCGCGCCCGCCGACGCGGTGTCGTCGACGGAGGGGTACTCGACGTCGCCGCCGCGCGCGGTGTCGAACCCGTCCACCTCGCCGGCCAGGCCGCCGTAGGACTTGAGCACCTCGACCAGCTTCTGCCGGAACTGCGGCGACACCAGGAACCCGCCGGCGCTGTCCGGTGACACACCCTGCGCGTTGACCAGGTCCTGGTTCGGCTGCCCGCTGCGCAGGTAGGCGTTGAACGCCTGGTTGTACGTGTCGTCGCGCTGCGGCTGGCCGGCGTGGACGAGCGCGGGCAGGTCACCGGGCATCGGCGTCTCGTACGCGTTCTGCCGGGCGGCGATGTTCTGCGAGCGGCGGGCGCCGACCAGCGCCGACTCGAGGCGCTCATACCGGGTGGCCTCATCGTCGGTGAGGGTGCGGGTGTCGGCGTTCGCGGCCAGGTCGTGCATCTCGTCGAGGATCTCGTCGACGGTGGCGGGCACGGGCGGGTCGGCCGCCGGCGCCGGAGCTGCCGCCGGCGCCGGCGGGGCCTGACGGGCCGACGCAGGCCGGCGGTGATCTTGCGGGCCGGCCGGGGCCGGGTTCTGCTGCGGGCGGGTGCGGGTGGGCATCGGTCAGCCTTCCTGTGTCTTGGCGCGGGTGCGCTTGGCCGTCGTGGGCGGTTGCCGGCGCCGCAGCTCGCACTGGTGGTACCGCCACGCTTCGGATGGGGTGAACGGGGCGCCCTCGACGGGCAGGGCGACCATCTCGGCCAGGATCTCGTCGGCGGTGGCCTTGTCCAGCCACCCGGCGTAGACCTGCTTGTAGTCGAGCCAGTCCTCGACGTCGGCGGTATTCGGGTCGGGAGGCTTCGGGGCGTCGGCCATCAGGACTTCCCTCTCTAGGCGGTAGTGAGCACGCGGGCACGTGCGGTCGCCAGCTGAGCCCGCGCGGAATGGTTAGAGGTGCCGTCGTC